CTCGATAATGGCAGCGAAACATTAAGGATCGGCTAATGTTCTCAGCACAGATAAATAGCGCGTTAGCAGCGCCACTAGATCGTGCGTTCGTGAAAGAGCGTGAACAGTCAGGCAGGAAATTCTCATACATCGAGGGCTGGCATGCAATCGCGGAGGCTAATCGCATTTTCGGTTTCGATGGATGGCATCGAGAGACGGTCCACATACAACTCGTCAATGAGCGACCGCGTAAGATTGGTCGCGATGGCCGGGATGGGTGGGCTGTTAGTTATGTCGTGCGTGTGCGTGTTATTGTTGGGGATGTTATCCGGGATGGTATGGGTAGCGGCCACGGAATTGATGTTGATTGTGGTCTCGCCCATGAGAGCGCTATTAAAGAAGCTGAAACAGATGCGATGAAGCGGGCGCTCATGACCTTTGGGAATCCCTTCGGTCTTGCGCTTTACGACAAAGAACAGCGACAAGTTGTTGAAGCGCCTCCAGAGAAACTTCAGCCTACAGATCTTAAAGCAATGATCGAAGAGATCCTTCGCATGCAGACCACCGTTGCACTACGCAAATGGTGGAGACAGACTGCCGAGTTCCGAGCCAGCGTGGGGCTCGTTGATGGCACTGAGGAATATCAGTTGCTCTACACCACTTTTGTTAACCACGGGAAGAAACTAGCGGCAGGAGAATCCGTAAATGGCTAATCGTTATGATGCACTCACAGTTAGTAAGTATGTTGATCGCAATGGTGATGAGAAAAGTTTTTTCACCAAGATCGGCACGATGTTCCAAAGCAAGAACGGCGATACATATAGCTTGGAACTTATTGCACTTCCTATCCCAGATAAGGAAGGCAAGGTGCGCTTATTCCTCAAGCAACCGGAGCAGCGTGAGGGCGCGCAACAGGTATCGCGTAGCGCACCTCGCCCTGCGGCTCGTTCGACCGCAGAAGAGATAGATGATTCACTTCCCTTCTGATGGACATCCTCACTCCTAGGGGGCAGGAGTCGAGGAAGTGGGAGGACCGGGCCGTACAGATCTGGTCCTCCCATTACCCCGATATAATCTATGCCTCTACCGACAAAGACACGCCATGCGTTGTTGATGCGGTCCTCGTCAAAAATGGCAAGATCATTGGCGTTGTAGAGCAGAAGTCGAGGCCGGGCATGACTGTCCTCGATTTTAACGTGACCTATGAAAAGCGTTGGCTGGTAACTCAGAAGAAGCTAGACGACGCCTCAGAGATCGCGCAGGCTTTGCAAACCAAGCTTGTCGGATTTTTATACTTCCCCGAAGCTGACGTGCTGTTAGTCAAGACGCTAATGGCTCCCGGCAAAGGGTGGGTAGCAGACATAAGGACAGAACACACCAGAACACAAGCAACGATTAACGGAGGCAGCGTAGTACGCCTCAACGCTTACATCGACATGACTGACGCACTTGTACTCTATGGAGACATCAATGAATGAAGACCAGCCCCTTAGCGAGCAGTTTCGAATTGTAGCCAAGAAGTGGGTCGATGCTGATTCAGCGGCGAGCCTGTTAGAGGAAACCAAGAGCGCTGTTCTCGCTCGTATGATGTCTGCGCAAGGCGACATGCCAGTGAACCGCGCAGAGCTTAACGTGAAATCATCTGAAGAGTGGTTAGAGTTTGTCACCAAGATGGTGAAGGCGCGCGAGCGGGCTGCATTGTTTAAAGTGCAGCTTGAATACATACGAATGCGATTCAATGAATGGCAATCACATAATGCAACCAAACGAGCAGAAATGAGGCTGTGACATGGAAAAGATGACTAAAAAACAACGTGCAAAAAAAACGATGAAACTGCTTGATCAAGTTGGAGACGTGGTTGATGGCTGCGACTTTGCAATGGTTGAGGAAATCTTCGGCACCATCATGGGGGAAATGATTAAGACGGTAGAGCCGGAAGTTGGCATCCCCCTGATGGTCATGTTTATGAAACACACGATTACATCAGCTTATGGGTTAGAGGGGATGATAATCACAAATGCCGAAGATTTTGGAACAATGCAATGAAGCGGGTCCGCATCACAGCAAAAATGCGGGCCGACATCTTCTTGTCTCGCGGCGGCATGTGCCACCTATGCAGCATGAAGGTTGTCCCCGGAGAGGATTGGGATGTCAGTCACGATATACCTTTGGAAGCTGGCGGTAAGGACGATGCAACTAACTGGTTCGTTGCTCATCGCAAGTGCCACAGGATTCATACTAGCACTGTTGATGCTCCCTTGATCGCCAAGGTCAAACGGATTCACCAAAAGCATGTTGGCGCAAAAAAATCTCGATCACCAATGCCACTCGGTCGAGGGTCAAAGTTCAAACGCAAGATGGATGGCACCATAGTAAGGAGAGAACCGTGAATGTTGTTTTTACGATAAGTTTGCCTCAGTCGGTGAGGTCAAAGCCACATATCGGAGAGGAAGATAGTATCCTTCTCCCGTTTCAAAATATCTATGCAGCAGTCGATGCCAATAGCTTCAAAGACCTTTTGAAGATACTGCATGAAAACGACTACATATTAGCTCGTGAGTTCAACGCAAAAAAGAAATTTGATGGCTCTCGTCTTTATGAGGATAGAGGCGAGGTCATCATCAACTGCCAGATGATTGGCAAAATCAAACCCTTCTTTGAGTGAGGAAAGAACTATGGAATATCGCGACATCATGCACGATGCAGCCCGCGTCTTTAATGATCGGAATCCAAAATATGGTGACATGCGGATCGGGATGGAGCGTGTAGCTCAAATCTCAACGATCATTACAGGCATCCAATTGACGGCGCATGACATCGCGCTTGTCCTGCATGCCGTAAAACTGGCTAGGCTTGGGGGAGATCGCAGGAACCCCGATCACTACATAGATGGGGTCAACTATCTAGCATTCGCTGGTGAATTGATTGAAGAACCCCCGATAACTAATGGTCTGGAAGCGGCACGAGAAGCTGTTAACGCCATCAATAGCGAATTTGCTAAAATGGAAGAGTACTTTGCCGCATCCCATCCAATCGCAACGCCTCACGAAGATTAAGGGACGGAAATGGGCGATGGGGATTCATTCGTTTGGGATATGCCTAAACGGGTTAGATCAAGCGGCATCCGGATGGATGAGCTGCGGTATGATTCATGCCGCTATATCATCAGTTTGGATGCTGCTGTCTCTTTGAGGTATTGCGGCCATGAACGCAAGCGGGGGGCCTATTGTTCATCACATGCAGAACTCTGTTATCTGCCCCCTAAATCAAGGCAGATGAATGTTGCGGATTCAAAAGCCCCATGAGACACTAATAACGTCAAGGAATGGTTCTTGGCTTACATGCAGCGATAGTTTTGCGTTAGCCGCCTGTGTAGCCCAGCTCACTTCGTGACATTGTTCGAACACGCTGTTCCGGTGTTTTCGACGTACTTGCCCCAGTCAGTTAACTCTGGCTGGGGTCTTTCATTCTATGGGCGCTTCCCACAGCCAAGTCGCCGTGTTGAGAACCCACTCAGCACCCGGCTGCGGCGGGTAGAACACATCATTCACAGCATCATAGATGTAGCCAATTCCAGCGTAATTGCCACGCAGGGCTGAACCGCCATCGGGCTGCCCATCTTCCCCATAGTGGACGTTTCCACGGGTGTTGTAGCTGGTCTGGAGCCATGTGCCGGGCGAGCTATCAACAAATGTGTCGAAGAACTCCGGCCCCGCAACGATGACTTGGATGACTTTGCCGTCAAGGCATTTTGCATAATGTGGCATAGTTCCTCCTTTAGGCAGTATATGAGCCAGACTGCGTGAACTTGATAACGGTGTTAGAGCCGCTCGTTGTTACTACCGTGCTGTAGCCCGTGATGGTTGTTCCCGCAGTAACTGTCTGAGAAGGAGTAATAGTCCAAGACAACCCGCTGCCAGCTGTGATTGTTGTACCAGCAGTGACGCCCGTCCCTGAAAGCACCATGCCGATAGCGATTGTGCCTGATGTGACAGATGCCACTGTAAGCGTAGTGGTTGCTATAGCGCCGACGAAGATAGCCGTGGAGCCGGTTGTGGTGCCGCTATAGTAAGCTGTTGGGACGCTCAATATGGCGATGCCAGAGCCGCCGGAACCACCCACACGTCCACCTGTTACGGCGTTGCCGCCACCACCACCGCCGCCCGTGTTTCGCGTTCCGGAAACACCGCCTGCGCCGCCGCCGCCTGCGCCGCCTGCGCCCTGATTTGTCCCGGCGCCACCACCGCCGCCGCCAGCATAAGTAACTGACGAGCCCGTAATAGATGAGGCTGTTCCCGCACCGCCTGCGCCGCCAGTGCTAGTGCTACCTGTGCCGCCAACTGCACTAGCACCTCCACCAGCACCCGCAAAATTGCTCCCGTTGCCCGCACTACCCGCAAATCCTTGCCCTGAAGTTCCAGCGCCCCCGCCAACGGTTTTCCACGATCCCCCACCGGAGCCGCCAGAAAGAGCATTTACAGAGCTACCAGCGCCCGCGCCGCCGCCAACGGCTGTGAGCCCAAAGAAAGTAGACGAAGTTCCACTGGTTCCAACTGTGGCGTTTAGAGCGCCGCCCGCGCCACCAGCACCAACAACGATTGAATATGTTGTCCCAGAAGTTAGTGACGCCGTTGAAGTCAACAGTCCGCCCGCGCCGCCGCCGCCGCCGTCAAAGCTGGAAGCTTGTCCGCCAGAGCCGCCGCCGCCGCCAGCAACCAATAGATAGCTGGCTG